CTGATGGAGCGCCTTTAGATCCTGGGCTACGCATTTTTTCCCCTGATCCAGCAGCTATTCGTTTACGTTTGGCTTGAATATTGGCATACAAACCACCGCCTTTAAACCCCGGCACGCCTCGCCCCTTGAGCACATCGGCCTGAGTAACTTTTCCGTCCTTATTAAGATCTGGAAATTTATTTTTAGTTTTCATCTGTACCTCGCTGTTTTTTCAGCAATCAACTTAGGCTGTTTTACAAACTGCTTACCTGCTTTTTTACCTGCGCGCTTTGCGCGAGTCGTTGCTGCATATTCTGCCGGACTTAACGCCTTGATGGCCGCTTCAGGAAGATAGCGTTCGCCCGTCTTACTAGACGGCTTACCGCTCTTGGTGCGCCACTTCTGGTCGCCCCAATCCTTCAATGATTGCTGCGGCGCTTTCAATCTTTGTAGCCCCCACCCGCTTGTTTATACTTTTTAGCTACTAATTGTGCCTTCCTCGCGGACCATTTTCCAGCACCTGTGCCATGAGTGGCTGCGGCTTTAACCTGAGCTACGATCTTCTTGCGAAGTCCAGGCTTGGTGTAGTTTCCTGCTGCATTGACACCGGATTTAGTGGCCATCCTCACTATCCTTTTTTTGCGAGGGCATCAATCTTTGCTTCAAGCCTTTCAAAGCCTGCATCAAAGCGTTCCATAATCTTTTCAAGGTCTTGCCTAACTTCTGCACGAGTGATGTGATCACGAGCGATTTCCTCCCTCGTTTTGTTTAGTAGGATCTGGATGCGCTGCTGTTCATCATGGGAGTTTTTGAGCATAAACATCACCAACCCCACCAAAAACGAAGTAATCAGATTCCACAAAATAATCGGGTCCATTTAACACTTCCATCTGCGTCGAGCCTGCCGTATACGGCTGTTTGGGTCTTTAGCTGCTTCAGGAAACTGCTTCATTTGGCCCGCTGAACGAGCACAAAATGACTTCCTGCGCGCAGCATCCTTGGGTCCTGGGTTGTCCGAGGTCACCGCTGTCTTAAGCTTGCTTCCAGGGTTGGCACGGCGATAGGCTTCGACGCCCTTTTGCGTCATGCCTGCGCCTTGCTTGGTCGGTCGAAAATTACCACTCTTGACCGACGTCGCAATGCCCATGCCCTTGGACTTAGCCATTAGGCAGGGGCTCCACCCTGGAAAAGCAACGTGACGCTTGTGACATTGACATCGGCAACGTCAATAAAGACGCCTTCATCAAATAAGATGCCCATGTCCGGGATGATGATGTCACTGGCTCCCGCAGCAGCAGGAGTGTTGATGGTTACCAACGCCGTTCCCGAGGAAGTGCTGCCATTCTTCAAAGAAAACGACGACCCCGTACCGGTATTAGTGAAGTACACCCCCACCACCCGCGTGCGCCCCGCAATTGCGTGGGCGTCGGCAGTCTTGGTGACTGCCTGGATATTACTACTGCTCATTCCGTGGCCTCACTGGTAAGAACAAGGGGCCTAAGCCCCCGTTAAATTACGAAGCGTCTTGGAAGTCGCCACCTGTGTTATCCGTAACCGCATCGACCGAGTTAGCGATCTTGATAAGGTCGCCAGCAGCACCGTAATCAGTGATGTTGTTACGTACACAGTTGTTGAACAATACCACGCCGTTTTGGGCGGCGTTGCCTGTTGCAGCAACCGTCATCGTGGTCTCACCGCTAATGTTTTGCGCATTGATCATGACGCAATTCTGGAACAAGGCCCATCGGTTAAGCGATGAAGTAGCATTTGCGTCAACTGCCAGCACGCCTGCATTGGTCGCATAAATTGGGAAAAGGCAACCATTGAACGTATTGCGCGCAGTTTCTGAACGAAGGCGCACGTTTGCATTGGCCACGGTACGAGGAACGCTGTCAACACCAAAGGTGCATGACTCAAACAGATGCTCGCCGCCTCCCGTAAGCAACAAGCAAGCACTGCCTGTTTCATCCGCAGAATAAGTCGCATTGCCCATGCCTGCAAAATGCACGTTGCTGTAGTAGTTACGCTCGCCCTTGTCTTCCCAGGCAACCACTGCGGTAGATTCGGCAAACCCTTCAAAGATTTGAATGTTTGCAAACATGCATCCGTCGCCCGTCACTTCGACCATCGGTGTAAAGGCTGTTGCAGGAGCAGATGCGGCATGCGAGATGCGTGCGCGTTGGGAGATATTGACTGGAGAGCAGATGCCCACGAGGTGGGTGGCGTCCTTGTTCCACTCCAGTTTCGCGGTCAAACGTGCAGTGCCTGTTGCTTGGCCATTGCCAATCAAAAACACAACATCATTCTTGCCTGAAGAGCACTTGGCAAGTGCTGCGGTCAGGGTTTTAAGTGCTTGCGCAGGGCTTAATCCGGTGTTTCCGTCAGCGCCTGTGGCAGGGTTTACGTAGTAATAGGTGCCGGTGAAGGGAACCAGTCCACCAAATGCAGGGCCGATAAAGCCGCCTGGGGATACAACTGGTCCAGAAAACGTGGTCTGACCCATGATAATCCTTACATGCTTGTGAGTGCATTAGTCTGCATGTGCGTCAGCCGGGACTGTCTAATGCACCGAGTTAACCCCGGAATACAGACACTATAGCCCATAAAAAGCAAAATAAAAAGGGGCCCGAAGGCCCCTTCTTTGCACAAGCCTAAATTAAGCTGCGCCAGGGCTTCCGAAGATGCCGCGAGGATCGCTGAATCCGAACGAGTACCGCTCGCGCGCTTTGTACCTTACGTTGCCGGTATCAAAGTCGCCCTCAAAACCAGTACGCATTGCTACGCGTTCAAACATCTTCATGCCGTTAGGTGCATCCGTTTTGATGAAGAATGCCTCTGGGTCGGTCAGGAAGTGGTTGACCACATAGCCCTGGGGAATCATGCCCATGTTCTTGATGGCATTGATGTCGTTGTCTGCCGTTCCAACACGCAGCGTGGACTTCATGATGCGATCAGCGGTAAACATGAGCTCTTTCGGGAGGATCAACTTCAGACCCTGAACAGCGATCTTCAAGCCACGTTCATCGGTGAACGCTGCAATGTCGATCAAGGACTGCTCAAGCGAGGTTTCCGAAAGGTCAGCAGGCGTGGTGAGCTCGTTAGCTAGATCAGGACCACCCAAAGTCGGGTGATCCAGTGCGCACAAAGGCTTGCCGTCGCCACCGGTAGAGGTGGTGAAAGCGCCGTTGAGCACAGCAGCAGCTTTGATCTGCTTGGTTTGCGCCATGGAGCGAGCCAAAGCCTTGGTGTAACGCGCTGCCAGACGGTCGTAGAGGTTGTCCTCAACGGCTTCTTCAGTCAGCGAGAAGGCCAAAGCAATGGTTTCGTGGGTGTAGCGAGCGGTGTAAACCTCTTGCGCGTTGTCATAAGCGACACCAGCGCCTTCAGTCTTGACCGGAGCCTCACCAAACCCGGATTCCATGACTTCCTCTTCGAACGCACGATCAGAAGACTCGACAGCATAAATCTGCAAGTGTTCGTTTTCGTAGTTCCTATATTCCAGGCCAAAAAGAGCATTGAGTCCAGGCTCAAGCTCTTTAGTCAGTTGGGCACGTGAAATTGCCATGATTAAGCTCCTTGTCCAGCAACACCAGCACTGCCGTACAGGTGCTCGTTAATTTTCACAACAACCACAGCATTCGTACCAAAGGCGTTGCCTGGAACATCCCAGAGACCAACAATCTTAAGATTCAAGGCTGCGGTTTTTGCAATGGTCGAAGAATCGAGTTCCATGGTGGAAACACCTGTGATGGTGCTACCGCCGGTCCCCACAACATCAGCATTTTTGCCGATATCGGTCTGTGCAACGGACTCATCAACCTGGATGATGAAGAGTTGACTTGGGTCGTCAATTACATCAGCCGTGATCGTGCCTTCGGTAATGTTGATCGAACCAGGATAAAAGTTCTTAAAAGTTGGCTTGCCTGAGGATGGGTCAATGTAGTTACAACCATTGAACACGCCAACCGCTGCGGTGTGAGTTGCCGGAGCAAACTTCACCAGATAACCGTCATAAACGGTAACCAAGTCACCTTGAAAAATTGCGCCTGCTTGGTTATCTTCAATTTCATAGCCAAATTGCTTTTGAGCACCCGTGGCCGACAGATTACCAAGCGGACGCAGACCAAAGGGCTTATCTACGTTAGCCATTTGTCGTTCCTTTTAAAAAGATTTAAGTTTCAGCCGTTGGACGGCTGCCAAACGTCGTGCGTGAGCGCCGTTCAGGACTGTTGATTCGCATCGAGTCATGCGCATTGGATTTCAACAGTTCATTGTCGATCGCTCGTTGTTGATCACGTGCTCGGCCCTGGTAATACGCGTTGCGTTCCTGAGCGGTCTCTTCGGGGATACGGGCGAGCACTAAAGCGCCTACGCCGATCACACCTGCATGTCTGCCGTCGTCAATCGATGCGGAAGCAAAATCGGGGTACTCCTCAGCCCGCACGAGTTCATAGCCCTCGCGCAGTTTTGCTGTGATGTTCATCCGATCATCAAATCCCATCGTCTCGCGACGAAGCCAGCGGTGCTTGTACCCTTCCGGTGCCGGAGGAGCGTCCAATTTAGAAGGAGGGGCCCAGGGCTTGCGGCGCGCAGTCTTCTCACGAGTGATTGCAGCTCGTGATTCACGGCGTAGTTTCGGCAACGCGGTTGCAGAAACGTCGGTGGTTTGCTCATGTTCCATGGTTTATTCCTTCACGTACTTTGCGTATTCCTCAAGCGGAACACCTAGTTTCTTGGCGATTGCGACCTGACTCGGGGTCAGTTTCACAATGCGGCGTGCGCTTTGGTTCACGCCTGAAGAGCGTGATGCAGGGGCAACTGTCTGCACGGGACGGTTGGCTGAACGATTCATACTATCAGAACGAAACTTATGTGGGAAGGCGTCTTTGATGCGGCGATCCAACTCTTCGTAGTAATCATCGCCTCGCGGATCAAAACCTTCTTGCGATACAAGCTGAATATGGATGCCCCGGACTGCTGCGGTCATGGCCACATCCCTGCCAAACCACTCATTCTTCTCGGCCCATTCTTCCGCGCGAGGATCGGGTTGAGGCGGCTGAGGACGTGCTGCTTGTTGTTGCTGATAGGCTTGTTGCTGTTGAATTTGAGCAGCACGTTGTTGTTCATAAGCCTGACGCTGCACGGCTTCATCTTGCAAACGACGCTGATCCACAAGAATGGCCGTTAACCGCTCGTTGGCTTCCGTCTCGGTGTCAAGGTCGCCTTCTTCACGAGCCTTCTTTACAATCTGCTTGAGTGCCAGGACCTGCGTTTCAATGCGACCCTTGGCCTCGCCCATGCGCTGGTTGTCGGCATAGACGTAGCGTTGCTCGGCATCCCGGATGTGGGCTTGCATTTGTTGCGCCACGCGAATAGCTTCCTGCTCACGGCGCTCGGTTTCGCGCAGGCGAGCAGTCAGCTTATCGATGCGCTTTTGTACCTTGTCGCTGTACTGATCAAGATCCTGGCTGGTGGTCTGCTGCGTCTCGACCACCGGGGCTTGCGGCTTTTCGAGTTGCTCTGCCGTGCCATCTTCGTTAATCGAGACGGTTGCAGGTTCCTCGTTCTCACCTAAATTAAATTCCAACTGTTCATTGGCCATAGGACGTTCCTTACATGTGGACGATATCTTGGGGGTTATTGATCACACCGAGTACTTCATCATCGTTAATAAAACGAATCTCGCCGTCATCAATCGGGATACGGGCGCCGGCATAGCGCCCAAAGATGATCCAGTCGCCTTCCTTGCACCACGCGCCGTCAGGAAACTTCTCCTGGTCGTAGTAAGCCAAAGGACCCATCTTTAGCACGTAGCCCACGGTGGTGGTTAGCTGCGTGCGCTTTTGGGTTTCATCGGATAAGGCGATACCACCTCTTGTTTTCTGTGCGCCCCGATACGGCAGAATAGCGATGCGCCACCCCGTAGGCTTGGGCAACCGATCAAGGACCGAGCCTTCGATCAACTGCGGATCAAAGTTGCCTTCCTTGTCGTAAGCATCGTCCAACGCGGGCTTGCGCTGGGCTTCTTGCTCCTGCCACTTCTGTTCAAGTGCCGTCAATGCCATCAGAGATTCTCCTCTCGCTCGTTTAAAAGATCTTTGACCGTGACCTCAACAAGCTTGAGTGCCTCTAAGCGACCCATCAGAAAACGATATCGTTCCATATCAGGAACCGATCCGTTAAGCACGAGTCCTTCCGTGCTCTCACGTAGTGTTCTAATTTCTCTCAGTATGCGTTCGATTAAATCAAGCATGGTCACAGTCCATGAAAAAGCAGGTGGTTTGGCCCCCACCCGAAGGGCAGGCATCAGCAAATGCGGGTTTTCTTCGTCCGCATCACTTTGCCCTGGCCACGGCTGGTCACAAGACCGCCCTTGGCCATAGTCTTAACCGAACCCATATCAGGAGGGGAAGGCGCAGGTGTTTTTTTGTCTGCGGTGTAAACACCCTCATTCGCTTTCTTCTCCATTTTCTCCTTCTTTTTCACATCTTCAGGAAAGGGGTAACGCTTCTCTTTTACTTCAGCCATGATTGATGCTCCTAGTAAATTTTCACAGGACGATTGCCGTCCTTTTTCTTGACCGTCATAAACGGACCCTGCACACCAGCAGGCGTGCTGCCTGCTTTGAACTTTCGGGTTTTCCCAGCGGCACTATAAGCAATGGCAGCGGCCTGCTTAATCGCTTCGCCCTTGTTCTTGGGCCTGCTGGTGCCAATGGCCCCCGTTTCCTTGTACTTCTTAATCATCTCACCGATATTGCCCGAGATGACCTTTTGGGTTTTGCCTTGTTTAAGCGGCATCGCGATTTCTCCGTTGATTGGCTAGCTGAATTTGCTGCGTGCGGCGGGCATTTTGCTCCATCATGTCTGCACGCTCGCGCGCAACCGATGCGCGCTCGGCAGCAATGCGCTCTTGCGATTGAATCCGTGCCTGATTGGCCATGGTATTGGCCTGGGTGCGCTGCTGCTCTATGGCAAGACGCTGGCGATCGATTTGCTGTTGGGCCTGATCGTTTTGTGCGCGAATCTGGAGCTCTTGTTCTTTCAACAAGACCAACGGATCAGGGCCCTGGCCCTGGTTGCCCATGAGTTGGTTCTGGAGATCGCGAACTTCCTGCATGAACAGGGCAATTTTAAGTGCTACCATCGCTTCACGCTGTAAATCAGACACCATGCGGTCTGGATCACGGCCATAGGCCATGAAAAGCTCTGCTTCGGTCGCTTCTTCAGCCTTCAAGCGCACATGCTCAAGGATGTGCTTTTGCAAGATCATCGCCGCCATGGGTTGGGCTTGCAACATGGGCGATAAACCCATCATCAAGTGGCTTGCAATGTGCGCATCATGCTGTTGGCCTGCAAAAGCCTTCAATTCCATCGCATCAAGGACATCGCCATTCTCTTGCGCGGGGTCCTTGGGCATTTGAGTGCGCTGCGGCTTCAAGATGCTGTCAATATCGCGCACATTCATCGCGGTATAGACGCGATAGTAGGCCTCATAGAGGTTATGCATCTGCGGGGCGGTCTGCGCCATCTGCAATTGCATTTGTGCCAATGTTAATCGCTGGGCGGACGAGAAAATGTTGGGATCTGACACCGGCTGCACGGCCACAAGGTTGTCAAAGTCCGACTTTTTGATCTTTCTCGACGCTCCGGGCACGTCATAAGGGTACTCGTCTGGCAAATACATGCCAAAACCCTCAGCCAGCAGCTCAAACTCCTCCTTTAACGCATAGTGCAAGCGTTTATGGATGGCTGACATAACCTGCGTGCCACGTTCAAGCAGTGCAAGCGTGGTTCCGACCTGCGCCATCTGGTTGCCCTCGCCCACTTGCATGTCGGCAATGCTGGCAAGACGCCTTCCGGCGTCCACACAGAACCCAAGTAAGGCAAAAAGCGTCTGCGAAGGCTCTTTATAGGGCAGCGGCAGCATGTTTTGCTGCAATTCCGCACCGCCCACGTCAATATCGCGCCATTCCCCAGGCTGAATCGGGTTGTCCTGGTCCGCGATCCGTGCGCCTTTGGCCTTGAACCCCGCCGGAAGGTTCGAAAGCGTGCCTGCATCGAGCAATTGACGCAGTGCAGCCGTGGCCGTCTTCGATAAACCACCAATCAGATGCACAAAACCAAGGCCATAGGACCCCAGGCCCTCGATTAAGACGTAGTGAACGAAGTAATTGCGCCTGTTTTTGCGCTCATCGTCCTCTTTCCAGTTGCGTTTGACCCCGATCACGCGCTTGGTTCCCTCATCAAGCGTGATCACATAGGGTAATTTGATCCCTGTGGGCTCGCCTTTGTCATTGGTGTCCTCAAATCCGGGCAGATCGTAGTCCACTTCGAACTCAAGCAAGAAAACTTCCTCGGGCGCACCGGTTTCCACCACGCCTGTTTGCTTATCGACCTGATAACGGATCTGACTTGCATCGGCCGGATAGAGTTCGCTCTCCACCATCACATCCAAATACTCACCCGCTACCACCCGTTTACGGTATTCGTTGGAATCCATCGCAATACGGTGCGTGATCCGTGGGCATTGGCTCATGACGCTTGATCCGTAGTACGGAATAAACACGTCATCGGCCAACACAAGCCTGGACACCATGCGATCCAGTTGCTCGTCAAAATAAACCTTCTTAAACACCGAGCCGCCATAGCCCAAATAGAACATCGCCTGATCAAACTCAGGCGTGTATTCCTTCATGACGGTCGTGATCTGGTAGTTCATAAAGTCCTGCACGCGACCTGCCTGCTGGAACTTGTCTAACGTCTCTTTGCCCAGGATTTCCGTGCGCACGGGACCACCCGCAGGCATCAGTTCCTTGGTCGCTTGCGCTTGGAACTGGACCACCGCTTCCATAAGCAAGGGGTGGGTTGCCGCTGCCGCACCTCTAAAAGGCTTGGTGCGCTCTTCAAAGCGCATGCCTAAAAGCTCAAGGCCCTTGGCATAAGTCTGCTCCCAATCGGATCGGCTTGACTTATCAGCCTCAAAAAGCGCAGACAGGTCAATGGCGATCTTGGACAAGGCGTCCGTATCAAGGACCTGGGCAAGATTGTCGTAGAAATCAACGCCCTCGTTGCTATCTTCCCCGATCTCGATCGTCGCCCCACCGTCCTCGTCAAGAATGATCTCGATCTCGGGCATGTCCTCTGCACCGATCTCAATCGATGTCTTCGGGGCTTCGTAGAGGGCTTTGTCGATGGGCATGTCTAGGCCTTTTTGCGCTGACTTACCTGCGCGAGTTTATCGAGTTGTTGCTTGGAAGTCGATGTTTCACGTGGAACATTCACTTCGCCACCGTCTTTAAAAGCACTATGGCGCATTTGAGCGTTCAACCTTCTCATCCATTCATTTAACATGTCTTGAGGCATGTTGTTATCAACGGCTAGTTGTTTAAGCTCGTCCAGTGTGTAGTATCCAGGGTTAATCTTTTTGGTAGATCCAGGTAGGTATTGTTCACGTTGAACAAGAATCAGCCCGGTGTTTTGCAGATCCTTGATCTCAGACCAGTTGCCACTTCTTACAAAATCTTGCACAAAAGGTAAGTACTTCTCAGTAGGCATCGCGTTGCCCTTGCCTTTGATCTGAGTGATTTGTAAGGGGCGACGGTCTTTTATTGCTTGTTGCGCAGCCTCATAAGCTGCTAGATACGCATTTTCATCTAACCCGACTAAATCAACCCCGGTTCGCTTAAGCTCGTCAATAACTTCCGCATGCCTCACAAACGAGCGATCGGGTCCTGCTTCAATCGTCACATGCGGTTGGCCCTTCTCATCGCGAAGGGAATAGACCTTGGCCTCCCCTGACTCAATGGCCTTAAAGCCGCCAAGCCCATAGTAGTCACTGCCTCCCTTGTCCGGGGGTTCATAACCACGGACCGAGTGACCCATGGCATCAGACTCGGCTGCAAACTGCCCAGGCCTATTAAGTTGCACCCAACGATAATTCTGCTCTGGGTAGGCCTTGTAGAGATCAGCCTTGAGCGTCTCTTCAAGCCGGAGTTTCCCAGCATTCTCCACGCGCCACTTGTTGATCTTGTCAACGAGCTCGACCGCTTGAGGCACGGAGATCCTATCGAGTTTCTTGGGGTCTACCTGAAGCTCACGAGGTAAGCCGCTATTGGGATTAAGTGAGTTTTTCAACTCATCAATAAGATGATCAAAACCCAACTCGCTATAGTCCGGCCTGTAAGTGAGCGTATCCACACCGTATATACGCTCATAGGGATCAATCTTCGTGAGCCATGGATTGGAAGCTAGTGTTTGATCAACAAAGCCTTGTCCATACTCTTTTGGATTAAGTAAATTCAGCGCCCTGTCCGTTTGGATCATGTAGTCCGAAGCAGTCTCCCACCTTTTGGCTGCCTCTGACTTTGCTAAGCCTTCTTCAGGATAACCCAGTGCTCGACGCGCCACGGCTCGATCTAAAGGGTTCCCCGCCCCTGGATAACTATTTAACTGCTCTGGGTCAATGTGCAAGATGCCGCGCTCGGCCAGTGCTCGTACAGGATCTTCAGGGGTGGCCATCTCGTTTTTAACGTACTTGGTGAGCTTTTTCTCAATCCAGTTTTGAACGGCAACATTAGGCTCAAGCCATTGGTATGCCCGATCAACGGAGGCTCGTGTCTCGGGAGACATCTTAGCAAGCTCTTCAGCCGGATAAGTCCGGTTCATCTCTTCCAGTGTTTCTTTTGCCGTGCGATTAGCCGCCCCGGTACGAGGGATAAGGTAGTTTAGCCCCCGTTCTACCGAAGGAGCTAACCAATTCCCGCCCTTGGGCTTCATCACTGCACCCACGGCTGGCCCCATGGCAGCAAGTGCTGTGGCAGCGTCACCCGCAGAAGCGGCAATCTTGGCCGGTATGGCCGCTGGAGTGGGGGCGTTCATTAGCCCCTGAACAGCACGGTAAGACTCAGTAGGGTTAGTTTCGTTGTAGGGTTTAGCGCCTACGGCGGCCCGGCCCACCTCGCCCAGGTTGCGCCTTATGGCTAACAGCGTCTGAGCGATAGGGTCATTAATTCCTTCACCATAGCCTGCAAGTGACGAGACGCCGCGTTTGAGTGGCTGGTCAGCACGAAAGTTTTCACGTTGAGCAGTCTTCAAGCGATTGAGCATCCGCTGTGACTCCGAGCGCATTTCTGCGTTCTCATCGATCAACCGGCCCTCAGCATCAAGTTGGGGGACTTCGGATGTTCCACGTGAAACATTCTTCTTAATGAATTCCTCAACGGTAGCTTCGCCACCGTTTTGCATGCGAACCAATCCGCCTGATCGGTACTCTTGCTGGCCCTTATCAAAGAAACTGGACCGGACAATTGGGGTGAGACTTGTATAACCCCCTCCCAAATCCTCATCGTCTTGTACCGACTGTGCAGGCTCTTGGTTTTCAGTGATGCTGCGAATATTTTGAGCTATGTCTTGCACTTGGCCGCCAATTTCAGGCTGCTTCAGAATTGTTGCGAGTGCATTAGCTGTATCACCAACTTGCGCTTGCGTGACGCCCTCCAGGCCTTGCATTTGTTCCATACCAAGACGCAATGACCCAAGCCCTGACTGAGAGACAAGGCTTGGCACCTCTTGCAGCGTGCTAAGTGTGGACTCAAACGAAGCAGGATCATAAGCTTGCAGATTACGTAAAGACTGCACGGGATCAATATCGCCGGTGACTTGATCAACAGACATAAGCCTTGCGAGACCCTGATTTACAAGATCACTTCCTTGCGCTGCAATTGACTGGTCAAGCGAAACTAATTCAGGCGTTGCCTTTATTTGGTTGCGATCAAATCGATCTATCATCTCAACGACGCCTGGATCAGCAAAGCCTGCACCGAGACCCTTTTCACTGAAGCCTGGGGCGTAATCAAGCGGATTTGCGGCTAAAGACACTTGGTTGGGCGATGACGTTCCACGTGAAACATCACCGCCCGATTGCTTTTTTACAAAGTCCTCCGTGCTTGCTTCACCGCCTTCACTGAAGAACTGTCGCGTGTAGGGGCTGCCCATGAGATTGGGTGCCGTCCGACCTTCCTTCTGACCAAGCGTCCGATAGTGGTACAAGGCGTACTCATCAGGCGTCATGGTCTTGGCCCAGTTCTTTTCATACTCGGCCTTGAGATCCGGGTAGCGGTCAAAATAGCCCTTTTGCTCCTCGGCCGTTGCCAGCAGTGCTGCACGATTGCGAGCCAAAAACGGATCAAACGCCTCAGCGAGCGCTGCCCCATACGGGGCCTGACCAAACTGTGACCGCAACTGCCTTGCTGCCTGGGTATTAGGGCCATCGCCTCCCCCGACCGCGTAATCCTGCTGTTGCAAAGGCGTTTGCTCAATATCCCGCATCCGCAATTGCGCTGACATCGTCGGATCGCTCATGGCAAACTGACGAAACGCCGCTGCCGCACCTGCGGGCGCTTGGGCCGGGAGGCCTGTATCTTTTGCCGCTGCCCCTGCATAAAGCCTTCTGAACTGCTGATCCAACTCCGCACGATCCCGTGCAAAACGCTGACTCGCTGACAAAGGCATACGCAACTGGCCTGTCACCGGATCGACCGTGACTCCCGGTACATCGGCAAGATTGAGCAACGACCGTGGGCGACTCGTGATCCCAGGGGGTACAAAATTAAACACATTCGTCCCTGTGGCAGGCGTGAGCTTGGCAGCAGGGGTGTAGTTATAGCCCGAGATACGACCGAAGCGATCATAGACTGCGGT